TGTCATTTGCGTATGCTGGATTATATTCGACGAATTATGTTTATATTATGCTTTTAAAAATTATGAAAAATGTATCCGCAATTTGACTTATCGGCTATCTTTAAAAAACATTTTATATGTTAAAATATTCCAAGCACTGGTATTAAATAACAATATAATTGACCAGCAATATGCCGATTGTTTATTAAAATTTACAGATAATGTGCCGTGGTCTAGCAAAGATATAGATAAAGACGCTCTTGTTAGTTTAGAAAAAGAATACAATATTACCATTTTGAATGATTATATGCCAATTAATTCAGGGATGATTTCATTAGTATTTAAAGGACTTAAAGAAGGGGGGTCTAAACCCATCATCATTAAAATGAAACGAAACAATATAGACACGACATTACAAGACGGGATACAGAAATTGTTATTTTGCGCTCGATTAATGTCATTTATTCCTATTATAAAAAAAGCGAGTATATCTGATATAATACATAATAACATACACCTAATAAAACAACAAACCGATTTCACAAGGGAAGTTGAAAATATTCAAATGATGAAAAATAACAGTAAGCATTTAAAATATATTAAAATTCCCAATGTCTACAAAGATGTTACGGATAAGTTTTCGAATATAATCATGATGGAATATATTAAAGGAGAAACAATTAGCTCTATTAATCAAGCCGATTATATCGAATATTCGAAACAAATAATCAAATTTGTTTTAGTATCGATGTTGATGACCGGGCGATGTCACGGAGATTTACACATAGGAAATATATTATTTATCAAGGATGAAAATGACACAAAATATAAATACAAAATAGGCGTTTTGGACTTTGGATTAGTTTACGAAATCGATAAAATGAAAAATACCTTTTATTATATTTTTGCGAATATGACTAGAACATCCGCTGAAGTCATGGCGCAAAATTTGCTGCTGTCTGGATTGATTGAACCTGTCGATTGTTTGGCCTTGTTACCTAAAAAACATGCTAATAATATCATGCTCATACTAACAAAGTTTATTGATAATACATTTAATATATCAAAACATTTCAGCCAGATAAATATATTTAATTCGATTTCTGAATTAAATGATTATATTGTTGATAATAATTTAATGGTTAACGGGTTCAATATTAGACCATGTGAAGACTTGGTGAAATTTCAAGTTTTATTTTCCATGTTATATGGTGTCATTTTTAAATTATGCGGAGACAACTATATTGAAATAATTAATAGGGTGATGATTGAGTTATTTCATATCGAAGTGTCTGAATCATAATTCACTACATTTTTAGCTGTCCCTCTTACCTTTTTAGGTGCTAGGCTTCTTGTAGTGGAAACATGCTTGTCGGTATTTTTGAGCGTAAAATGATTAGACTGCTTATTATGATGAAGCGCGGGAATATCTTTTATTTCGCCATTTGATTTATCATATATAACATCTTTGACTCGTTGTAATTTTTTCCTGTCGAGACAATCCTTTAGGAAACTGGTTAGTTTATTAAATTCGTCGTCTGTTAGAGTGTTTTCCGTTTTATATTTTTCGGCAAAAACGGAAATCTTTTTAATCTTTGCTGTTTTATCTAATTTGCTCCAGGGATCATTCGCATTACTGTTTTTTCGTTTTCTAGAAATTTATCTAGGTTTGTTAGATCGCTAGATGACTTTGTTTCTGGCCACACAATGCCATTCATTAGAAGGGTTTTGTATTTAATTGCTTTGAGTTCATTACATTCCGAGGTGACCTTTTTAAAGACAGCGGGTTCTTCTGTTTCTGTTTCTGTTTCTTTTTGCATTATGTATTATATATTAATATGGCAAGATGAGTTTAACTCAGTTTTTAAAATATTATATTAACAAGAAATATTTATATTGATTTATAATGTAATTAAATAATGTAATAAAATAATATGGATTCTGTTAAACGAATTTTTGTCAAAGACATTGCTTTCAAGGACATAACTGTAACAAATGTTAATCAAGTAACCGAATCCAACGAAACAAAAAAAGTAATATTTACGGGAACAACCACGAAATATCAAATGAAAAAGGTTTACGATAAAACGGATAAGGATAAGAAAAAGAAGGTAGAAACTAACACTTGGGACCTAAATGAGCAAGAGTTATCATTTCAAACTCAATTAGAAGTATTGAAAGATATACATAATATTTCTTTCAATAAACTATCTAGCTTGATTGTTGCTCATATTAAAACAAAATTATCCAGTTACAAACACCAGGATAATTTAAAAAACTTATTTTTGGAATCCGAATTCGTGACATTTGACTACACGATCGATTTATTGATAACATGTGAACTTAAATGTCATTATTGTTCCTGCGAAATGTATTTATTATATGAATTTGTCAGAGAAATGAAGCAGTGGTCTCTAGATAGAATCGATAATGATATTGGTCACAATAAAAATAATTTAGTTGTTTCTTGTTTAGAATGTAATTTAAAAAGAAGACGAACTAACAAAGACGCATTTTATATTACCCAGAATTTAACGATAACAAGGGTATAAAGTTTGCTTCCAAAATGGTGAAAATAGCGACAAATATTTATTATTTTAAATTACTTAATAATAAATATGAATATGAATGCGAATATGAATGTGGAATTTTATTTTTGGAAATGGACTCTGGGTGAACCTTATTATAAAAGCGCCCGGTCAGAAAAACAAACGACTTCCAATTCAGATATTATAACGGAATATGATACCCAGCAAAGCGCAATTACGCAATCATTGGCGGACGATTTAGGAACTAGCAGTAACAAAAGAGAAGAATTAGACAATCGTGTAGCAGATCGAGAACTAGTCCAACAACGAGGGGCCAATCCATTTTTAAGCTCACAATCTAGTTATGTCAATGACATTGTAGTAAGAGATATGTTCCTAAAACCAATCAATACTAGTCAGGATAAAATTAACAATAAGTAGTCTAAGTAGTCACCATGTCAACGAATCGAACCTTTACAAACTTTTAACACACATGGTATTCAGCAACCGATTTACAAAATAAATCAAAAAGGAATTCAACAATAATATAAAGGAATTAGCTATAAACATCATATCCACCTTTTTATAATGCATCACGATATAAGACGCAACGGAAATTGCGCTAACCACAAAGCCTATTCCGAAAAAGATAGACAGAGCGTAAAAATAAGTACAATACTCTTTACCCAAAGGGCCAAAATAAGCTTCCATAAAGTTATCCATAATATTATAATTTGATATTATAATTTTACTAAATATAATATATATTATTTAAAACAACTTAAATAACTTTTAAGAATTCATAAATAATGAGCAATAATTCTACCTATACTACTCAAAACGACCTACTATTGAAAAACCTAATGGTATTCTACAGAACAGATGAGAATGATAACTTAGACAATATGCTGCGAATTATTACAGGCGAGTCTAAAATATCGTTACGCATTGTGGACTGGTTTTCGACCAACTATGCTAAAAAATATTATACTCTATATGTAATCGACCAAAACGCGGAAAATATTGCCAGACGATTTAAGGTCTACGATGATTACAAATTGAAGCTAAAAGCTTACAGCAAAAAAAGATTCGATCCTTTTTGCAGGTGGGATAGAATAAGTATTCCGTATAAAAACGGCAAATGTATTGAGACCACCATTGGCCAACTGAATTTCTTCAAATGGGCGCTAGAGAATAAAGTGGTCGATTATATCGAAAAGAATTATGAGACGATTGAAAAGGACATGAATAACCGTAACAGCACTTCGAAGCGCAAGGAACTTTTGTTAGTCGGCGATAACTCGAAGACGCGAAAAAAGAGAGAAGAGCTATCGGTTTCGGCTACCAAGAGCATCAAGAAGGAGAAGGTGGAAATTGTGGTACAGTTTAATTAGGTGTTAAATAATATTGCTATTGATTTCGGAAAACAATAGCGATATGGTGCAAAACAACTTAAAGACAATTGGATAATAAATTATAATGGAAGCTCTAAACATAGTTAACCTCATTGAGAACAATCCAATCACCAAACTTTCCGGCAGTTACAATGGCAAAATGCTAACAAAAATACAACAGAATTTCACCGAATTTGAACAGCAATTGTTTGTTACTAGTTTTTATTGTTACTTAAATTATGATCCAAAAAAAGATTTTGTTATTGACTTAGATAATGTATGGAATTGGTTAGGGTTTAGTCAAAAAATAAGGGCAAAAAACTTATTAGAAAGACAATTTATATTAGATATTGATTATAAAATATCGCTCGCTCAACCAGGCGAACACATCAAAGGTGGTCATAATAAAGAAATAATTATGTTAACTGTCAAAGCCTTTAAATCATTTTGTTTAAAGGCAGGAACGAAGAAGGCAGGCGAAGTGCATGATTATTTTATGAAGTTAGAAGAAATATTACATGAAGTCGTACAAGAAGAAAATTCTGAATTAAAAATACAACTAGAATCACAAACAATACAATCTTTAAAAGATAAAGATCAGTTATTAGAAGACACGTTGATTTCCCAATTTCCACTAAATACCCAATGTATTTATTACGGTAAAATAGATAACAAAACTCTTGGAAAAGCGCCAAAATTACATAATGAAAATTTAATTAAATTCGGTCAAAGTAATAATTTAGCAGAGCGAATTAAATGTCACAAAAAGAACTTTTTAAATTTTAGATTGGTTGCCGCGTTTAAAGTAAAAAACAAAATAGAAATCGAAAATGCTATTAAACGACATCCGCTATTAAAGAAACAAATCAGAACACTTACAGTAGATAATCCAGATTATACTAACGAAAATTACAGAGAGATGTTGGCACTGGATAATGAACAATTTACTATTGAAAAAATTGATAAGCATATCAAGGAAATTATAAAGGAAAATGAATATAATATTGAAAATTATAATTTGTTAGTTGACAAAAATATTATATTAGAGGAAGACCTAAGACATTCTGAATTACAAAATAAATCTAAAGATGACCAAATATCAAAATTAACATCAGAATTGTTAAATTATAAACCGGATATTACTAGCGACATGCAAAAGAAAATTGCCAGTAATTATGCTATTTGTAAATATAGCTATTTTTTATATGCTTTTAAATGCGATGAATTAAGATATAAATGTTCTATTGTGCGACAAAAAGATTTTGAAACATTAACTAACAATTTAACAAATTTGGATCCAAATGGCATAATGGAATATAATGTAAAAGTTATGTATCCATTTTCAGAAAAAGTAATGATGTTTTTGCTTAAACAATCATTAACCAGCATTGGAAGCAATACATTCGAGGGTTCGTTTGAAACTATTAAAAAATATTAGATATTACATTAAAATTAGAAAACATGCTTATCAATAACGGTGACGATTTAGATAAAATTTTAGATATATTAGATGGCAATTTAACCGAAACCAAATTATCACCTATTTTAGATCCAGAAGTTCCACAAGTGAAAAAATCAATGAGACCTATAGATCAAATAAATAAAAACACAGGAGAAGTTATAAAAACATATGAAAGTATAGAAGCTGCAGGAAGATCATTAGGATTAACAACCGGAACCGCTGTTGGAACTGCTTTAAGAGAAAAAAGAGCATGTAAAGGATTTTTATGGAGATATTCTGGTGTATCAAAAGAAGAGCAATATTCAGAACAACCCGTTATCAAAATATGTTGCTCCACTGGAGAAAAACAATATTTCTCGACTATTACCAATGCAGCAAAGGATTGTAATATTAGCGGCCCAGGATTAAGAGCTAGAATTTTAACAAATGTTCACATTAATGATTTTCATTGGAAGTTCGACAAAGGAGCATCTCATTATTCTTCTTAATTTTATATCCAACCAATTTTCTATTTCTTTCCATTATATTTTTCAATTGCTAATAATAAGCTATATTGTTCCAGGTGAGACCTGTTGCCCTTTTCTATGATTAATGTTTCTATTCGCGACCGAAACATTAATTCCGTGCCCTTTTTGTAAGCAGCTGAGGTCTTTGAAGCTAAGCAATTGTAGTAAGGATTGTTGTTCGATGGTGATCTAATTTTATCTATAACGAACGCTAGTTTGGCCTTGGACCAGCCTTTTAGCAATTTTGTTATGCGCGACCGGTTCAATTTAAACCAATTGTCGTAGAATTCGATGCGGACCAGGCTTTTTTGGTTTTTCACATGTTGCGAATAGGCGCCAATCATCTTTATAAGGTCTTCGGGTAGCTGGCTCACGAGTTCTAGTAAGAAGAATTGACACATTTGAACAAAGATTGCGTTTTGAACAAGATTCTGATTCGGATTCGGATTCTGTGTTAAAGAATCCATGTCGGTTCTAAGGGTTTTTATTTCGTTTAAACAGAGCGAACGTCTATTATTGGCCTGATACAACGCAAGTAATTCTTTATCTGAGCGAGCCTTCTTTGCGAGCAGTAATTCATGCATGCTCTTCGCATGAGGTTTCTGTAACAAGTCGGCAATAAAGTTGGCGTAGAAGATGGCAAATTCATAAGTGGGGTTCATTGTAGTAATGCGGTTTAGTTGTATTTAATACTATTATTTTTACAAATAAAGAATATTTCAATTTTATTTCAATCAATTTTATTTCAATCAATTTTATTTCAATCAATTTGTTTATTGCGGAATAAAGATTTAAATACTTTTATACAACTTTTATATAAATTAATAAATGGGCAATTCGCAATCCACAAAAAAAATCAATTACGAGGATATCCAAACAGTTGTCAAAAATCCGGAAATATATATGCTTATAAATACGCTTCCATTAAACAACCAAGAATGCTTAATATCGACTACCGTAAGCGTAGATAAGGAAGAGGCGATCATCAATAAATATCTGAAGGAAAATCGCGGTATCAAAATCATTGTATATGGGAAACATTGTAATGACGAATTGGTCGACAAAAAATATCAACAATTGTTAGCACTAGGATTCAATAATATATACACTTATACGGGTGGATTATTTGAGTGGCTTTTGCTACACGATGTTTATGGTAAAGAGCTATTTCCTGTAAATAATAAAGATAGTAAAAAAAACATAGATATTTTGAAATTTAAACCTCCTCCTGTTTTGAATATATCTTTAATCGAGAATTAGTTTGTTTTTGTTAGCTATCTGTATACTTAAAGGTTTGGAAAAACTGTGTGATAGATAGTTGCTTGTTTTTTATCCTTGGTTCCTTGTGTTTAATGGTAACTAAAGGCGAAGATAAGGTCGTAGATAAGGTCGAAGATAAGGTCGAAGTTAAAGTCGTAGTTAATTTTGGCTCCTCTAAATCAAGAAGAGCTAAATTCGAGAGATCGTCCGCGCGTTTATTTTTATCCCGATATACATGATTGAATTCTATATATTCAAACTGTAATTTAAGACTTTGAACTTCTTCGTATAATTCTAACAAGGAAGAAGATTTGACCTTATAAATGCCATTAATTTGATTTATAACTAACAAACTGTCGCCGAAAACAGATAACACTGTTATACCTAAATTTAACGCCCCTTTTAGTCCTAAAATGAGGGCTTGATATTCCGCCTGATTGTTTGTTTTGTAACCCAGAAATTCAGCGGCGGACCAAATTTCTTCCCCATTTTTATAGATGACGGATCCGGCGCCAGATAATCCAGGGTTTCCCTTGCTAGCTCCATCGAAATTCATAATGGTTTCGCTTATAGGAAATATTTTCGCATCTTTTGTAGGTTTTTTTAATACAGTAAACATTGTTATTCTATTTGTTAGTTATACACTTAGCTTATCTTTATATTTTGGCTTATCTTTATAATTATAATTCAATTTTATATATAACCACATACAACTGCGACCAATACGGCGTCTTTCATTGTCTCTATTTTAAACGGTTTACCGCAACCGTATATCATATTATTAGCAATAAAATAATCACATACTTCTTTTGTCTCATGCGGATTCATTTGATTACCATTGGCAATAAAAGTTCCGTGGCGAAAAATCTTACAATTTAACTGTTCGATTAAAATAGGGGTTAGACAGTGAGGACAACTAACAACTATATCCTTTGTTAGTTCATTTGTATTTGTTTCCATTATAGAATTAATATGTATATATATTATCAAATATTTATATCATTTTATAATATATAATGGATTTTTTTGATAGCTCTTCATCTTCGAGTAAAAAAAAGTCTAGAAAAGCTTGGTCTAAATCGAAAAGCCCAGAGGGGTCTAAATCGAGTTCAAGTCATAAACATACATTAAAATCACATTATCGGTTTGAACCAAAAAGTCCTGACTATCCGCCACCAAAATCACATTATCGGTTTGAACCAAAAAGTCCTGACTATTCGCCACCTAAACCCAAAACTTCTGACAGTACAACACCTAAATCCAAAACTCCTGACAGTACAACACCTAAATCCAAAACTCCTGACAATACACCACCCAAGGTCAAAGCTCCTGACAATATACCATCTAAATCCAGCTCTTCTGCTCCACAACATTACGGCGATGTTAAATTGAAAATGCCTACGCTGCTTTCGGATAAAATAAATTATGATGCCGCAATAGCAAAAAAAATGGACAAAATTTACCAATCATACAATAAATTAGAACCCTTCACATCGTCATTTTATTTATCAAATCTATTTTATTTATACCTTTTTAAAAAATACAAAATGGAGTGTCATATGCCAAACAAAAATGAAAAAGAAAAGCTTCATTTTTTCCTTGATATTTCCAATCATAGTAAAGAAGACTGGTTTGATGATTTTGTAGGATTTCAAATAGATGCGATAAAATTAACCGCAAAGTATGTATCTGAATGTATTACAAGTGGCATTAAAATACTAATAATACCGTTAACAATTCAAATGTCTGAGGGAGCGCATGCGAATTTATTGATATATCGAGCAAACACAGGTGTGATGGAACATTTTGAACCACATGGCCACGAATTTGGCGGCAGAGGTTCAGCATATATAAATAAAACACTAAACGGCTATTTAGAACAATTTGTAAAATTAATAAATAAAGATATTAAGGCGAACAATAAAACTTTAAATGAGGATGAAGAAAAACTGCCAAAAATTACACTGATAAAAGCACACGATACTTGTCCAGAAATACGCGGCGTTCAGGCACTAGAAGAACGCAGTGTAATACCAAAAAATGCGTTAATAGAACCTGAAGGATATTGTGAAGCATGGTCCATGTTTTTTACTGAACTGTGTTTAAAAAATCCAGAAATGTCGAGCAGAGAAATTTATACTGCAATAATGGATAAAACGCAGCTATACGATAATAAAAATAATTATTTACGAAATATAATACGAGGTTATACCGCGTTTATAAATAATAAAATAGCAAAACATTTTTCTCGAGTATTTGACGAACCAATTACATCGGCAAAAATTCACAATATAAATACTGGAAGAGCGAAAGCAGAAGGGGATATATTTTTTGACAAATTATTAGAAATAATGGAAGTAGAAGCAGGACGACATTTTTATGCGCAAACACAAAAACATCCCGATGTAAAGGTCAGATATAAAGAATTTACTCAAGGAATTCGGACAGAAACCTCATCATCGTCACTTAAAGGAGAAGACCGCCTTTCGCCGAAACGAAAGGCTACAAAGGCTACTGCAAAGGCATCCGCAAATGCTACCGCAAAGGCATCCGCAAATGCTGTCACTAGAAAAGCATCTCCTGAGATTGATACTGTCAAGCTTATGTCTAACAAACAAATGCTGTCGAAAATAATGAAAGAGCATAGAATAGAAATGGCTTTGTTAGCACAACAAGACAAGGAGGAAAAAGCAGCCGCAAAAATATTGGCAAAAGAAGAAAAGGAGACCGAAAAACAACGATTAAAGGATGAAAAATTATTAGCTAAATCTGAAAAAGTAAACACAAAGACAGTAGCTAAATCTAAAAAGGCGGCTACTATGTTAGAAGATTTGGAGTCATAAGATTTGGAGTCATAATATTAGAGTCATAATATTATAGTCATAATATTTATAGTCATTATATTATATCGTGAATATATAATGAATATAACAAAAAAAAATAAATCTAAAACTCATCGCCCAAAAACCACCGATTGGTCTTCCAGTTCTAACTCAAGTTCAAGTTCTAGATCAAGTCCTTTACAGCCTACAACTAGGTTATCTAATTTGAGAGCCAGAACAAGAACCAGTTCAAGAGCCAGGTCAAGTTCAAATTTAAGAACTACTGCTTCTCATTCAAGAACAAGTTCACCATTTCAATACGAATTAAAAATGCCAGCCGAACTTCCAGTAAATCTGAACTATAGTGAAAAGATTGCGAAAAAAATGAAAAAAACATTTCAATTACATGATGATGTAGTGCCATTTAAAGGTTCGTTTCATGTAAATAATTTATTTTATTTGTATCTTTTTAAAAAATACAAAATGGATTGTATACTACAAAATTGGCAGTATGGGGTAGAAATGCGATTAAATTTAAAAGACACCGATCCTATAATAAACACTTATTTTGACGAAATAATAGAGACATCGTCCCAAAAAATAATAAACTGTATCTTAGATGGTTCAAAAATAATAATAATACCATTTATTTTTGATATAATTATCGATGAAGAATTAAGAGGAGGTCATGCGAATTTACTAATATATCGACAAAATACTGGTAAATTAGAACATTTTGAACCACACGGCGCTATATATGAAGGCATTGGAGGTGAATTTATAACCGAACAAATAAATGCTTTTTTAAAAAGGTTTGTAAAACATCTAAATTATTTAATTAAAAAGGAAAATAAATTAGAAGGCTTGTTGGGGAAACGCGAAAAAATACAAAAAATAAAACTGTTAAAATCATTTGATGTTTGTCCAGACATGCAAGGGCTTCAATTATTAGAAGACGCAAGCGAAATGCCTAGATTTATTACAGAACCGATTGGATATTGCGCTGCCTGGTCGATGTTTTTTACAGAGTTGTGCTTGAAAAATCCCGAGAGATCTAGTAGGGACATATACGAAGCAATAATGGAAAAAACAGAGCTATATGATGATAAAAATTCTTATTTACGAAATATTATTCGTGGCTATACGGCTTTTATAAATAATAAAATAGCAAAACATTTTTCTCATGTTTTCGCGGAGCAAGAATTTCCGCAAAGTATTGATACATTAATGGAAAAAATCGACCCTAATAATCCAGACATAAATGATTTAATTAAAGTATCTATGTATAGTGACAAATTATTGGAAATAATGGAAGTAGAAACAGGCGTAAAAAATGAGAGAATGGACGATTATCCTGATGTAAGGAGTAGATATATAGAGTTTACTCACGGAATTCGTAGGTCAACCTCATCCCCTTCTTACCAAAGCGAGGAACATCTGGCAAAAGAAAAAAGTCATTCTAATTCTAGAAGCAATAAGTCTAAAGTAACAGAAGAAGATAAGGGTCTTGGCATTCGAAGACCAAAAGGCAAGAAGAAAACAAGGAAAACAAAGAAAAACAATTAATATATATAATTTAATTACTACTTAAAGACAATTTACACAACTAATAATTAAGTCCGTCCTTGAATAAACCCATCGATTTGAGCCATCCAATCACCAGCCAAAGTCACATTTTGGTAAATATCTTGGTTTCCATCTAACACAAGCTGATCCTTGAATAAACCGCGGTCTTTATCCAAAAACTCTTCGTGATATTTATGGCATTCTTCCAAATACGCCAAGGGTATCAGCTCTTCGCCTTCTCTGGATCTCAAATGTATACGCTCATAGCATTTGTCAGGATCCGTCCTTATGTAAACGACCTTATTTACTTCAAATTCCGCGGCAAATTCATCGAACAGTGTTAGATAGATTTGATATTCGACATCCGACATTTTACCCTGATCATATAGCATCTTGGCGAAGATTTCCTTATCCGTATATAGACTGCGCTCTGTAATAATGATAATGTTTTTCCCTGAATTCGCATTCACAATTTCTCTTAAACCAGAGAGCCTAGAAACAAATGCCATAATCTGGAACTTAAACGCGTGTTTTTCTTGATCCTGGTAAAACAGCTTCAGCATTTCCGTGCCATTTTTATCCTTTACCAGTTTCCATTTTTCAGTAGGTTCTTCCGCAAATATGATATTTTCATTATTTTTATAATATTCCTGCGCTTTTTTCATCATAGTGCTTTTACCGGAACCGATATCGCCGTCAAATGAAACAAGAGTAACGGTATTTATTAAATTTTGTGCCATTAAATTTTGTGCCATTAAATTTTGTGCCATTATTATTCTTAATAGTTATATTATCATATATTTATACCCTTACTTTAAGTATTTTTTATTTTTCAATTTTTTAAGGAGGAACCTTGGTTCACCTAAAAGTTCCATTAAAAAAAGCATGGGTTCATAA